ACCCGGTTCAACCGGATAGAGAGCGGATCGTTGTAAAATGGGGCAGAGCCGTAGTTGCGCTCCCAACTTTCGAGCAGCTCATAGGTGCTGTTGGCGTATAGCTCGGAAAGCAATTTGTCCGCATGGGCTTCAAGCAGATCGAGATGTGCACCCTCAATGGCAGTGTCATGGGCAAAGTTGGCACCGAGCGAGAGCGGCGTTAGCTGTGTCAGGACGGTGCTATGTGACATTGATTGCTCCAGGGCGGATGATCTGCGACGCCGTCGACGTGATATTAATAGCCGGAGTTGTGACGGTGACATCAACCGCGCCGTTGATGATGGCGATGTTGGCTAACTGACTGCGGTAAAGAGTCTGGCCGGGGATAAAGCCGTTCATATAGGCGGCGATATCGGCGGCGGTTTGTACGGGATTGTAGTCTGTACCGGTACCGTCGAGCGTAACCGCTTCCGTAAGGATGGTCGGAGGCAGCACGCGCAGGTATTTGGCAGTGACCGGGCGCAGGTTATCGATATAGGCGTAAACTTCGGCCAGTAAACCTGCTGCGGGAATTTCACTGCCGGTGGACGAATCGGCCACGATGACGACGTCCACGCTGCCCGGCCCTTGGCCGAGCGGAATGCAGTAGGCGGCGGTGACGTTGGTGATTTCCATGGCCCACTTGACGTAGTCGTACTGGTTGCCGCCTGCGGGCGGACGGCGGATAAACTCCAGCAGCCGGGCCAGCAGCGATGCATCGGTTTCTTCGCTTTTGCGGGTGATGCCGCGAATCCAGGCATGATGTTCCAGATGCTCAGTGGTGGCGGTATCGGGGAATATCTGGTCGGCAATCCAGCGCTGGTGCTGGTAAAGACCCCAGAAGGCCGATGCAATGGCAGCGGACTTGACGTAAATCATCGAGCCCTTGGCAGTATCGGCACCGGGGAGCTGGTTGCGGTAGTCGGTCAGGATTGCGCTTAAAAGTTCGTCGAATGAAGGCACGTTAAACGCCATTTAAACCACCTCTTTAAATGTTTGATAGGTCACGATATGGCCGTTTGCCTGGGTGGCCGTAACCAGCACGTTGAGACGGTGCCGGTCGTGTTCATGTCGCCATGTTTCGACGATGATTCCAGTGGCGCGGCCGGCATCGATGATCCATTGCAGCGCCTGCTCGTAGTCCTGCTTGACCAGACGCGCACTGACCGGAGTGTTTTTCAAACGAGGGCGATGAGTTACGCCGAACAAAGGATCATGCCACCAGCTGCCCTTTTTGATAGCCAGGGAGATGATGATGTTGTTGAGGATATCGGAGGACGGATCAAAGGTCTGATCAATCTCACCGGTCTGGTTGTCGTAGGTAAGTTTGAAGTCCATTACATCACCTGAGTTGTCGTCGGGCCGGTGCCGTGGACGTGACTGTTATAGGTTGCGCGCATGGCGGCCATGGTGCCGGTAGAGTCTGTCACGCTAGTCAGGGCAGAGACGGTTGCGCCGGTGACTCCGGCTGTGGCGGTGATGCCGCCGTCTACCTGCAAATTGCCGGTGCAGGTAACCAGGGGCGAATCCAGCGTAATGCTTTCCGAGCCGACGATGGTTACAGCCGGAGCGGTGGCAGTGATCGCCAGCGGGCTGACTACGTTGATGCCGGCGCGGGTGAGATGCACCTTCTGCCCCAGATCGTCATAGAGGGCGACTTCACCATCCTCCATGGCAATGCGGTAGCGGCGATCATCGGAGGCGACGGCAATGAAGTGGCCACCCTCGCGAATGATGATGATTTCGGCACCCGCCTTCGGGCGGCTGGTATAGCCATAGTGTTGAAAGTACTCACGGTCGGAGATGGTCTCATCGGAGCGTCCGGAGGCGGTAAATCGTTTAATGACACCTTCAGCTATGCTTAAAACTATGCCGCGTATCATGGGCTGGCCACTAGGCCGGGAGGGCCGAGCTTGATATCGGTCCAGCTGCCCTGCTTGGTTTTGCGGAAGCGGCGATTGAATATCAGCATGGTACGCTGCACAGCCAGCACTTCGTCGTTGACGGTGCAGAGTTCGTTGATCGCCCAGTTTTTGCCGTTCTGGCTGTGCAGTGGCGCGGTGTAGGCCAGGCTGTAGCCATCGTGTTTCTGTTTTTCCAGCAGCATGCGGCCATAGAGCGCCGGGGTCTGGCTGTCGTTATTGAGCTTGACTACCAGGGGCTTGTAGAAGGGAAAGTCCGGATCAATGATAGGCTTGTTTTTTACATTGACCTTACGAGCATCCATCTCAAATATATTTAAACCCTGCACCTGAGAAACAACGGTGATTTTAGAGTAGCGGCGGGAGATATCATTGACTTCTTCACCAGAGATAACATTGTTGCCCTGGCCGTCCCGTCGAGTGATTATCTTGAATAACGGGGTGCCGGAAATCTTTGGTCGACCAAATACAAAAGTACCGTCTGGGAGAGAAAAGAACATCAAGCCACGGCTGGCGGCATACACTGCAAGCACTTCAAATACAGTCATACCGTGTTCAATATGGCTGAATTTCTGGGGTGTATCCATGAAAGCAACCAGAGGGTTATCAGCGGTTTTTCGTTTGCCCTTGAGCTTCCCGACAACGTTTTCCTGATAGATTATCTGCGAGCGCTGAATAATCGGTATTGAAGGGAGTAGCATCTCAGCCAGTTGCTTTACTGTTTTACCATGAACATCGCCGAACTTTTCAGCGTGACTGTCTACTAACAGCCCCATAAGATCGCGGCCTTCGACGCTCAGGTTGGTACCATTTTTATCGTACTTTTTTGCGGTTTTATCGATTAGGCCGGTTAACTCCAATTGGTCGTTGATGAACAGTTTGCACTGCATCCCAGCCTTGATTGGCGCTTCCGGATTAGCCAGTTCCAGCTTGAACGTGTCGGCAGCCTGGTAGAGATCAGCCTCGATGTCATAGCTGGTGAAGTTCTCAATGCGCTGGTTGCCGATCTGGAGTGTAACGACGTCGCTCATACGTTGCCACCTCCGGCGTTGATGTAGATCTGCAGCGCGCCTCCGGTAAAATTCGGCCGGGAGATAGTATTGATGGCAGCCAGGCGCTCTGCATAATGGTAATCAAGGCCATAGCGCAGGCAAACGAGATGCAGCGGCATCGGATTGTCAAGATCTATAGTAATGATCTTTTCACGCTCCAGCTTGATGTTGCTGACATGATCTACCAGAACGCGAGCCATGACCTTCAGACAGGCAATGGTGCGGCCACCATCGCTGTCGATGGCGTCCTGGAGCATTTCGCGGCTGATCAGCACCGACGCCTCCAGCTCATTGACGGTATAGACCGGTTCGGCTACGGCTGGATTGAGGTAGCGGCCGGATACATCAAAGGTAGACTGCTTTTCAAGGCGGCGCAGGATTTGGCGCTGTGTTTCGTCAGTAGCGTAGTATTGCGCCACGGCGTGGGCACCCTGGGTGGAGACGGCAACCAGGACATGCTTGCGCATCCGGCTGGACAATGGCAGCGTGGCGATCAGGTTGGCTATGGCACCGCGCAGATTACGCATGAAGCGGCTGGGTGCGGTCGTGACAGTTTTGTAAAGGGCGACGTAGCGGTCAACCATCTTGGCGATGGAGCCGATCACTCGCCCCGGTAGCTTGGTGCCATAGTTGACTGTCGCTATAAGGCTATTGACCGGCTGTGTGACGTCGTTGAGCGCCCCTTCAAAGGAGGCAACGGCTGCATCTATCTTTTTCACATAGGCGCGGGCCTTCTGGGATATCCCGCTGAACTGTTCGAGGATCCCCAGTTCCGGATCCAGCTCAACGTTGTTAATCGCGGTGGCCTCGGCTCCCAGCTCTTCCTGCATTTCGTCCTCGAACTGGTTTATCTGTTCGTCCTGGCCGTCGATGACGGCCTGATCGGCGGCGACCTCCACGTCTTCATACTCGACTTCGCTGATGTTCTGGCGGAGGTTTTCGACGAAGGTGATGTCGACCTCGGCAGTCATCTCGCGGTCATCGGCTTTGACACTTACACGTTCGATCATGCCCGGCATGATGCCGTACATGGGATGGGTTAGCTCAAAGAGAGCCTTATCCTTCAGGTGGTTGACCAGTTTGATGTGATCGTTGTAGGTCAGATGGCTGCCGTCATCCCAGAAGTAACAGCGGATCGTGACGGTACGGGCTTTCTGCCCCATGTTTTCCAGCAAGGCTCCATCTTTCAAAGGGAACTCATGCCGGGCGATCGCACCCTCGAACTGATCGTCAAGGGTTTCGATCTCCAGCTTGATGCCGTCTATGGACGCATTATAGAGGGACATTACCAGGCCCCCGTATTCATGAGGGCATCAAAGAAACTGCCATTTTTGCCGCCAATATTGGCGCTGGTGGACATGTCGTTGCTGCGAGCAAAGACGCGACCGCCGGAGTCGATCTGCAGGTCGATCTTAATTTCGTTTTTCTGAGAGCCCTTCGCCGGTTCCGGGTGGAACATGTCATAAACTTGCTCCCCTGCCCATCCTGTACCCTTGTATTTCCCTCCGGATGCCCAGCCGCTTATTCCGCCGAGGGCATGATTAAGACCGGTACCGACACCATACCCCGCGCCACCGGCAAGTAGGAGTGGAAGAATTTCAGCAGATGCAAGGCCCATAGAAGAACCGGCCAGCACTCCGAACTTACGAGCCAGCCATCCGGCCGCTTTCTTGCCTCCGCCTGCAGCAGCACCTCCGCCGACCGCTCCGCCTATAGCATCGGCAACAACGGAACCGCCCAGATTAGCGGGCCAGTTGGTGATAAAGACCGGAGTGACACCGGCGGCAGCTTGGAGCGCCTTGCCTTCAGCCACTCCTATTGCAGTAGATGCCCCGCCTTTCAGAAGCCCACCAATGCCGCGAGCGCCATATTTACCAGCCAGCAGCCCGCCAACTACAAGGCCAGCCCCGGCAATGGGGAGCAGTTTGGATGGATTCTTTTCCGCAAATTTGCCGATGGCGTCGGTGGCATCATTCGTTTTAGCAACGATCTTGGTGAGGAAACCCAGCCAGGGATCAAAGATCGCGGCGGCGGTTGTCTGTGCCGTGCCTGTCAGTGATTTGAGATTGGCGGAAAAACCCTCCATGCGCGTGTTGAGCTTAGTCTGCATGTCGGCGGCCTTGCCGATGTTTTCGCCGACCTCTTCCCACGATCCAGCGCCTTCATGGATCAGGGCAAAAGCAGCACGGCCACCCTGTTCACCGAAGATTTTCTCCATGACAAAAAGTTTCTTTTGATCGGTCATACCGGACAACGATTTGCGCAGCTCGGGAATGATGGTGTTGAACGACTTGAGCGTCCCTTTTTTGTCGAAGAATTCGAGCTTCTGTTTTCCAGTGCGCCCAAGCTCCTGATTCAAGGCGGCCATGACCTTACGGGCCATGTGAGAGGTGCCGACCATCCGGATCAGGAAGTCATTGAGTGAGGTACCGGCCATCGAGCCTCTCATACCCTGCTGGCTCATTGCACCCATGGCGCGAAGGATATCCTGGGCGGGGATTTTCATGTTGGCGGCGGTACCGGCAACGTACTTCATCCCCTCGACCAGGTCGGGGATCTTGGCGACCGATGCCTGGTCGACCTTCTGGATATAGTTTGCCAGGTCGCCGTACTGATCGCCCTTGATGTTAAACGGCGACGCCATAGCGACCAGACCTTCGCCCATTGCCGACGGTGCTTCCTTGGAGATGGTGGCAAGCGCTGCCGCTGCCCATGCTGCGCCACTTTTTGCTGCAACATCCTCCATTTTAAGACCGGCCTTGAGCAGCACGTTCTCGATACCTACCACTTCTTGAGCGCCGAACGGCATCTGTTTCTGGATGACGCTGGCGGTCTGGCGGACACGGTCCAGCTGCTTGTTGAGTACCCCGGCGTCGCCGCCAGCCTCCTGGAGATTCATCTTTACATCGAGCACGGCCTCCTGCAGACCGGTTGCGGACTGGAACCCCTTCAGAGCACTCAACGAAACGCCGAGCCCTGCCAAAACTCCGCCTAGTGACCGGGCGGACTGGCGGATGGAGGCCATCTCACGCTTGGCGATGCTGCCGAAACGTTGAAAACCCTGTTCGGAATCCTTCAGCTCCCGCTTTAAACCGGTGGAACGAGCAAGTAGCTCTATAAAGAGTTTCATATCAGCCATGATGGGGGATAGTACGTGGAGGGGAAGGGGATTTCTATTTGAAGGACTTCAAATAAAAAAGCCCCGATCCGGTAAGGAAAGGGGCTTTGAGGTGGTATTTGCACTGTATGCCAAAATGGCGGCGTTATGTCAAGCTTTCTTCTTTCGTACCTTCTGAACTTGCGGTTTTGGGTCTACTATCTCCTGGTAGTTGAGCAGCAGGCTGTTCCCCTCGGAGAGCGGCATGTCAAGCGCCTCCGTCCAGGGTACCCCCAGTTTGATCAGCGCCAGCAGCTGTTTTCTGAGCGGCTTGTTGGCCGCTTCGAAACTCCTCCCTCCGCTGGTCCAGGTCGAACATGGCATAGCCGAGGGTGTCACCATCGGCACCGTCAAGATCCAGGACCATCTCGGGCGTGACATTGTCGATACCGGCAATCTTGAGACGCTTGGAGATAATGGCGGCATCGTAGTAAGCCGTATCGGAGAGCAGCTTCTTATCGATGGCCGGATCATTGGCCAGTTCCAGGGTATTGCGGAAGGTGCGCTCGTGCAGAATGTATTCTCGACAGGCGATGCCCTTGTCGTTGATTATCCCATTCGGGAAGGTGCCGGTATGAACCATGGCTTATTCCTCCACCCTGGTACCGGCGACGAACTCAATATTCTTGGTAACTTCCTTGTCGCCATCGAACTTGGCCTCGCCGATGCTGAGGCACTGCACTTCACCGAAGCTGATCCGCTTGCCGTTTTCGTAGTCGATGGTAACGGTGCCGTCTTCAATGCTTTCGAAGTCGCGTTCGGGCTTATCGGCCGG